CGACCTGACCCGCCAGCCAACTCGCGCTGCCGTGGTTAAGTACATGAAGGACATGGGCATCTACTAATGGCGCACTACACCGAGGACAATTCGCAGGGCTTCAACCCCACCCGGCCACGCGCCGAGCGTATCCGCTTTGTCAGCGAGTACACGGGCGAGCACGTTCTCGACACCTACCTCGAGCACACCGAGAAGGGTGGCCGCACGTTGCCCGATCTCATGGGCGACATCTTCAACACCAGCGGCCAGTTCAACGCGGACCTCTTCGAGTTCCGCACCTTCAATTCCCAGCTTCAAATCCGGGTCGGCATCTACAGCGACCCCAACACGGGCTGGACGGACATTCAGCCTGTGCTCCGCTCGGGCGGTATCTTCGCGACGCACACGACCTACAACCAGCTCGAGATGGTGATCCTCGGCACCAAGCTCTACATCGTCAACGCCGACAACCAGAGCTTTGCCACCGCCGAAGCCTTCGAGGCTTCCGCCAACACCGACCTCCTTTTCGACACCGCAGGCGTGGCCGACACTGCTGAGCAGGTTGCCACTCAGAAGGCGGCAGAAGCTGCGCAAAGCGCGTCGGACGCGCTCGGCTACCTCAACCAGATCACGACCGCCGTTGATGCGTTTGAAGACCCAACCACTGGCTCACTTACGCTCGCACAAGCAGCAGCCACCTCTGCCACCACGACCAAGTCCCAGATCGACACGATCTACGCCGACATCCAGACCATCGAAGGCAATATCAACGCCAACCTGACCACCTCGGCGAACCAGATCACCTCCGCCAACAACACGCTCAGCTCAGCAAACACGCTGCTCGCGTCAGTTCAGTCCGTCGCCAATCAGAACACCACCGACATCGCAGCCGTCCAAACGGCCCAGCAAACGAACGCCACGCAGCTCGCCTCCATCCAAACGAGCCAGACCGCGCTCGACGCATCTGCCACCAGCATCAGCAACACGCAGACGCAGCTCACCACTGACGTGGCTACGAACACGACGAACCTCGCCAGCATCAACTCGACCCTCACCGACGCTGGCTACCTAGCCGTGGAGGCCGCGATCAGCACGAGCATCGCGACCCTCTACAGCAACATCACGGACATTAACGATCTGGCCGACGACTTCGACGACATCGAGACCGTCACGACGATCCCGACCTTTGCGGCCAACCTCACCACCCTTGGCCCTCTCAGCAGCCAGATCAGCACGCTCGCCGCCGTATCGAGCGACATCCAAGCAGCAGCGGCCCTCGTTGACCTCGAAGACGTGTTGGTCATCGGCCCGCTCATTCTGACGTAAGGAAAGACCATGCCCTCCACCCTCAGCGCAGTCGTATGGCCCGGACAGACTGGCCTCGCTACAGGCACTTGGCACACGATCCACACCGCCCTCAACGGCGCGAACGACAAGAACACGCTCATCACGGGACTGCGTATCGTCAACGTCGCCAACGACGACCTCTCAGTCGAATACGACCTCGAGCTCAACGGCAAGTACCTCATGCGCGACGCCCACGTTAAAGCTCGTGGAGCCGAAGACCTATGCCCCGGCGGGACGACCATGGTGCTCAACAAGGGTAACACTATCCGCATCAAGGTGGGCACCTCCGACGGCATCCACGTCCACCTCGACATCATCGAACGGACCTAACCATGAGCAGATTTGGCGACAACGCGACTGGCCCAAGTAACCTCGAGATCAGCAACATCAGTGGCGTCTCGACGGAGATCAATACGCTTGCGCCATATGCAACCGAGATCAGCAACCTTGGCCCTGTCTCTGCCGAGATCGCACTCCTCGGCACCGCTGCCGTTGTCCAAGACCTCAGCAACCTTGGCGACGCTGCCACCGTTCAAGACCTAGCCGACCTCGCCGACCTGACCACCGAAATCGGCCTGCTCGGCACCTCTGCCATGGCCGACGCCAGCACGGGTTACATCACGGCCCTCGCCACCTCGACCGTAGGCGCGACGAGCCAACTCACCGTAGACGCACTCGGCCAACTCACTTCCGAGATCAGCCTGCTCGCTGGTAACATCCAGACGCTCCAGAACTCGGCCAGCAACAGCCCGATCCAGCTTGCCAACCTCAGTGACGTGGACTTCACGAGCAACTCTCCGAGCCTCGGCGACACCATTGTCTTCACGTCGAACAACAAGTTCGAGGCCCAAGCACTCCCCGGCGCTGGCCCGCTCAGCGGCACGAACCTGACCGAGACCAACCCCCAAGCCAACGAAATCCTCAAGATCAGCGCCGTCAACTCGGGCGTCCCAGAGTACGTCAACACGACCGTCTCCGCCCTCGTTTACGACGCTGGCTTCGACAACATCACGGAAGTCGCAGCGGCGACCCCAGCCGCCGCAGGCGAAGTCGTCCACTACGATGGCACCGCAGCATGGACCGTTGGCAGGCTCGACTACAGTGAGATCACCGGCACGCCGACGAACGTCTCGACTTTCAACAACGACGCGGGCTACCTCACCAGCTACACCGAGACGAACAACCTCACCGCTGCTGTGACTTGGGCGAACGTGCCAGACGCAAACATCACCCAAAGCTCCGTAACTCAGCACGTCACGACCCTCGCCACTTCCGCGAATTTTGCCGACATCACCGAGGCATCCGCCTCCGGCACCTCTGGCGATGTTATTCACTGGAACGGCAGCGCATGGGCGCAGGGCCAGCTCGCCAGCACCGACCTCTCCGACACCGGCACCCTCGTCCGCAACAACGCAAACTCGACCCTCACGGGCGACTACACCATCACTGGCAACCTCGATGTCAGTCAGGAAATCCGTGTCTCCACCATCGACCCTGACCCAGATGGCAACACCGGCACGCTGACCATCCTCGGCAACCTGCAAGTTGACGGCACGACCACGACGATCAACTCGGCGACCCTCGAGGTCAACGACAAGAGCGTCACGCTATCCACGCCTACTTCCGGCAACACGACTTTCAGCGCCATGAATGGCGCAGGCATCGACGTTGACACGACCGGCATGTCTGCCGTTTGGACGACCAATATCCCCGCCATCACCTACAGCACGACCAGCGCGGGTAACGCCGCAGATGCTCAAACGTGGGACATCAACCGAGGCGTCGTCGCCAAGGGCTGGAGCGATGGCACGAGCTCATACGACGGGCAGCTCACGCTCAACTGCTCGGCCAACAGTCATGGCGTGACTATCGAGGGACCACAGCACGCCGGAGGCTTCACCGACTACACCCTCAAGCTCCCTGACGCCGCACCGACCGCTGGGCAAATGTTGGTGGCCAGCTCCAACTACGCCGCCGACAACAAGCTCGAGTTCGTCGCTCAGCCAGCCGCAGGCGCAACCGTAGGCGTGGCGGCAGCCATGGCCATCGTATTCTAAGGAACTCTCCCAATGACCAACATCGTACAAGTCACAGACATTCAGGGCGAGACCGTAGCAGTCTCTACGATTGGCCCCGGCACCACACCGACCGCCGCCACTGCAACGACCACCGCCGTGGCGGTCCTAACTGGCCTTGTGCCAACCACCGGCGGCACGCCAGTCTACACGACCTACAAGGTCAACTCGCTGTTGATTGCAAATGCAGGCACCGCCGACGCAACAGTCAGCGTCCAGTTCAACGTCAACGACACGAGCGCCCCTTCCAACACGAGAACGATTTTCGTCAATGCTGTCGTCATCCCCGCAGGTGCGACCCTCGACGTTCTCTCCGGTCCTGTTTACGTCAACGCCCCAAGCTCAACCGTGATTGAGAAGATCGAAGTGTTCGCCACCGGCGAAGACGTAAACGCGCTGGTGTCCTACGAAGCCATCAAGAGCACGACCGCCTAACCATGCCACGCAAGAACCAATACATCGGCGGCATCATCGGGGCCAGCCCGTTGGTGCCGCTAGTGGCTGCTACAGGCGGTGACAGTGTGACAGACATCACGGTGGGCGGCGTAGACTACAAGCTGCATACCTTTCTGTCCGGCACGGCGAACTTCACGGTCACGCAGGGCGGCGACATTGACATCCTCGTTGTCGGCGGCGGGGCTGGCGGCAACGGCGGCCTGAATTCAAACCAGACTGGCGGTGCTGGCGCTGGTGCTGTTATTTACCATGAGGGATACGCGATTGCGGCAGGAACCTACCCTGTTACTATTGGGACGGGTGGCCTCGCCAATGGAGATGGTCTACGCGGAGCCGCCGGGTCAGACACAACCGTTGGCTCGCTCTACACTGCAAAAGGAGGAGGCCGCGGCGGTCATTCCGGAGCGGGCGAGGACGGTGGCAGCGGCGGCGGTGGTAGCCGAGAGAATAGCTACGCAGGAGGTTCAGCCGTTAGCACGAATGTTTTCCCGACTGGGGCGACGGTTTACGGCAATGCAGGTGCTGCGGGCACCGGGTCTGGCGGTAATTCCGGCGGTGGCGGTGGTGCTGGAGCATCCCCTCCGACAGCAAACATTAACTACGGCGGCGCGGGTATCCAGATCAACATCGACGGGAATAACTACTATTGGGGCGGCGGCGGCGGCTCTGACATCGCTGGCCACGGCGGGATTGGCGGCGGCGGTGGTGCTGGTCGCGGCGGTAACAATAATGGCACCGGCGGCGCAACTCCGGGGTCAGCGATTAATCTTGGCGGCGTCACGGGTACAACAGCTAGCACTACAAACGACAACGGCGCAGCCGCAGGTGCAAACACGGGCGGGGGCGGCGGTGCTGGCCTTAACAACGACGACCACGGCGGCAACGGCGGCTCCGGCATCGTTATGATCCGCTACAAGCGATAGGAGGCGCGCAGCATGGCAAACATAATAACAAGCGGTGTCTTCAACCTCGGCGCACTCGGCGGTGACGGGGCGGGCTACGAGATTGACCACTCCCTGCAATTCGACGGGTCGGCGGACTATCTGACTAGCTCAACACTGGCAGCAAGTAACCGCCGCACGTTCACACTTTCTGCATGGATAAAGCCATCGTCCATACAAACGTCATCCCGTGCAATATTTTCGGGCATGTACGTCGCCACGGGCCATAACAAGCAAATACACCTTGGCTTAGAGGGTGGTAATCTCAGCTATTTTGAGTTTGACGGTTCAAATTTCATTTCTTATCTGAACACAAGTACCACTCCCATATCGGCAGGTACGTGGTATCATGTCGTCTTTGCCATTGACACACAACAAACATCGGGGAAAGTCAAAATTTGGCTCGATGGCACACTACAAAGTTTGTCGCTTCAGGGCGGCGCCTCAAATTACGGGATAAACGACGAAACCTATATGTCCGCTGGAACGTGGCCTAGCACGACAGTCGCCCAGAAATTTACTTTGGGAGCTGGCTACAGCTTTGGCAACAGCACTCTATACCGGCAATTCCACAGCCAAATTGCAGAAGTACACTTTATCGACGGTCAAGCGCTTACGGCGTCAGACTTCGGCGAGACCGTGGGCGGCACTTGGTATCCGAAGGCCTACACGGGCACCTACGGGACCAACGGTTTTCACCTCGATTTTGCTGATAACAGCACAGCGTCGGCTCTAGGCACCGATGTGTCAGGCAACGGCAACAACTTCTCCGTCACGAGCATTGCGACAACCGATCAGCTAACTGACGTGCCTAGCAGCGCCCCCACCACCAAACGACCCACACGGCGGTGGGGCGGCATGACCGGGCGGTCGCTGGTGGAGAGCGTGCCGAGTACCCCGGCGTTTAAGGCTTTAGCCTTCACCGGCAACGGTGCGTCATCTCGGGCTATTACTGGCGTGGGTTTTCAGCCAGACTTTGTTTGGCTCAAAAGTCGAGACAACGCAACTTCGCACCAAGTGGTTGACGTTGTCCGTGGTGCTACTAAGGCTCTCCTGACCAACTCTACGAATGGTGAGGATGACACTCAAACGGATTTCAGTGGTGGCGGGGTCGAAACCATTGACACTAACGGCTTCACATTGGGCAATGGCACGATCAACAACAGCAACTTCAATGGCTCGGGCGACGACAGTATCGCATGGTGCCTCAAGGCTGGCGGTGCAGTCAGTGCAAATAACAACACGGTCGGCTCGATCACCAGCACCGTGAGCGCCAACACTGCGGCAGGGTTCTCGATTGTGACCTATGCAGGCGAACACGCTACGGGCAGCACGGTTGGTCATGGTCTTAGCCAAGCCCCTGAACTCATCATCTCAAAGAGCCGTGACGAGACCAAGGGGTGGGGTGTTTACTATACGGTCCGCGGCACCAACACCAATTACATGCAGCTTCAAGATAGTCTCGCCGAAGGGACGAACAACGGCCCCCTAGCTGGCGGCGCTTGGATGGTGTCAAACGCTGAAACTCTTGAGCTTGCAAGCGGAGCGTTTGGCAACCAAACCAGCATGGTCGCCTACTGCTTCCACTCGGTCCCCGGCTTCTCAAAGATTGACAGCTATAGTGGGTCTGGCGGTGCTGGCAACAAAGTCACTACCGGGTTCCGGCCTGCGTTCGTAATGATTAAGTCTACAGGCTCAGGGGACTGGGTGATGTTCGACAACGCACGCAGCGCAACCAACCCTGCCGATGAAGTCCTCTATGCCAACTCAAATGCGGTGGAACCTACACCTAGCACGGCAACCAGCATCAACTTCCTTGCCGACGGTTTTGACTTCGGCGGCGGCGGCAGCTCAATCAACTCTACGGGCACCCATTCTTACATCTACCTCGCCTTCGCGGAAGGGATACCCGGCGCTGACGCCACCCCCACGACCGGCGTGCTTAGCCTCGCGGAACAGTACCAAGGGAAACTCTAACGCGGACGACAGCCCCACCCGGCCCTTCTACGGTCGTGGCGTCTACAACCCCGGAGTTATTTCCATGACTGACACCAAGAACTGGTACGCCTCGAAGACCGTATGGACGGTCCTCGTCATGTTGATGAGCGTTGCAGCCCGCAACCTTGGCATCGACCTTGGCCCCTTCGAGGACGAAATCTCCTCGATGATCCTCGATGTGATCGCACTCGCAGCGGGCGCAATCGCCCTATGGAGCCGGATCACCGCATCCAAGCGCCTGACCTCCTGACCGGGACGACATTCGTCCCCCCGCCAAAGTAGTCTCGCCACAACCACCAGCGCGAGACTACTATGGCCATCACACGCCCCACCGCCGATCAGCTCACTTTCCGCTCAAACGCCAACGGCGTCCAGAACCTCGACCTCTACCTCGAGGCGGCTGAGCGCGGCGGGCGTACACTCGGCGACCTACTCTCCGACCTCTTCGACGTATCCGGCCAGTTCGCGAACGACGCCTTCCAGTTCCGCGTCAACTCGAGCACGCGCCAACTCCAAGTGCGCGTTGGCACCTTCACTGACCCCGAAGATAGCTGGGCCGACCTCGCTGGCATCTTCCGCCCGCAGGGCACGTTTATCGCCAATGCCGCCTACTCGGTGATGGACATCGTCGGCGACGGCACCGACCTTTGGATGGTCACGAGTGACATCGCCATCAGCGAGATCGCCAACCTCTCCGACTTTCAGTCCAGCTCGAAGACCTTCAAGATCCTCATCGGCGATGCACAGGGCGCAGCCGCCAGCTACGCCACCCAAGCCGAAGACGCCCGAGACCTCGCCAACACCTATCAGGGCCAAGCACAGACCTACCGCAACGAGGCGCAGTCTTACGCCTCCGGCACACCCGGCGACGGCACCAGCTCAGCCCTGACCTTGCGCAACGAGGCTCAGGCCGCCCGCGACAGCATCCTCAACAATGCGTCCTTCAACGCCGTGGCAAACGACCTCAACCTCGGCGCATCGAGCAATATCGTTCAGATCGAGCCGTACCTCGATGAGATCAACACCATCATCAATGGCGTTGTCAGTGGGTCCAGCCCATCTCGAAACAACATCGACGACATCAACTCGGTCGCTGCAAACATGCAGAACATCACGACCGTGGTCGGCCTCGACACTCGTATGGCCGACATTCTGACCTTCGAGAGCCAGATCACCACCGTTGGCAACGACCTCGTCGGCAACAACTACATCGCCGCCGTGGCGGGCGTTTCTCAAGAGATCACCACCATTGGCACCGACCTCGCGCTCAACGCCGCGAGCGAGATCCGCAAATTCAACGACGGCCTCTCCGCGACCATCGACGACCTGACCATCAATGGCGTGGCCCGTGGCGCAGTCTACTCGGACAACGCCAACCCCGGCGTGTTCGACCTCGAGGAAGGCAACAACTTCGTCTTCGACTACGCCGACTGGCCATCACACAATGGCGTCCTCAGCTTCAAGAACGCGCACAACGCCCGTGAGATGCAGCCGTTCACCATCGCGGTGAGGCAGAACGCGACCTACAACCCGAACCACCCCTCGACGCCCGCCTCATTGGCTTTCGCAGGCTTCGGCGGCGCGGGTTACAACTTCAAATACCCGAACGGTGTGGCCCCCACTCTGACGACCGCGAACAACAACACCGACATCATCACCATCGGCGGCTACATCCTCAGTCCAGATGCCGTGAACCAGACCGCCACCATCATCATCGGACACATGGTCAACGTCTAATGGCTGTTTTTAATCTGCCCATCCTGATCCTGTCGGATCGGACGCCGACTGCCATCACCGGCACAACCGTTGGCACGACCATCGCCATCGACGAAAACATCGCGACCGGCAGTCTCGTGGCCACCATGACCCACGACGGCACGGCTGCCAGCTTCGCCATCGCTTCCGGCAATACCAACGGCGACTTCGCTATCAACAACAACGGCGACATCACCGTAGCCAACTCGCCCGACTACGAGACCACGTCCACCTACAGCCTCGGCATCACAGCCACCGACGCAATCGGCAATACCAGCGCGCCGTTCACTGTCACGATCAACATCAACGACCTCGACGAAATCCCACCTGCAATCACGTTGGTCAGCCAGCCTTACACGGCTGTTTTCGAGAGTGACAACAGCCTGACCATCGCCAGCTTCACGGCCACGGACAATGGCAACGATGTGACCAGCTCTCTGACCCTGAGCGGCACCCCGAACGCGACCAACTTCGCGCTGAGCTACAACTCGAGCACGCAGCAAATGGACCTCGTGACCGCCAGCTCCGGCCTTCTCGGCGGCGGCGTCACAGCCGACCAGACGTTTACGCTGACCGTCTCTGTCACCGACGCAGCAGGCAACACCGGCGCTCGGCAGATCTCACTGGTGGTGAAGAACGCTGAGGTGCCTACGATCACGTCGGGCGCAACGTCGATCACTGTGCAGGAAAACTCGGCTGCGGCTGCCGCTGTGCTCTCAACCTACACAGCTACGGGCACGCTTCCGATCACTTGGTCTTTGACAGGGGCCGACAGCAACGACTTCAACATCAATTCGAGCGGCGAGCTGACGTTTTCGTCTCCGGCTGACTATGAGACGCAAACTTCCCACGCCATCAACGCCGTGGCCACGAACCAGTTCGGCTCTGATGCCCGCGCCGTCAGTGTTTCAGTAACGAACGATCCGACTGACGACCCGAATTGGTGGACGATCAGCCTTGATACAACGCAGGACGACGACCCTGCGCCGGGGAGGTTTGCGGTCATCGGGACAACAGCGTTCTGGGCCGAAGACACCTTGTCTAGCGGAAACGGCGACTTTCAAATTCACAAAGCGACGCTCAGTGGTAACGGCGCGCAGACGGCGACCTACAGCAGCAACACCATTGCGACCATAACAAACAATAACCGAACGAGCTGGAACAGCCCCAAGGCCATGGTTAACCGCAATGGAGTTTTGTTCCTCTCTTTAGAATACCAGTCAAACAATCAATACACGGCATTCGTAAACACCTCCAGTCTCAGCTTGTCGTCTACTGGCGCGGTCAGCGCGTCAGCCAGCCATGGCAATGGAAATTATGCTGCTATCGGCAGCACCATGTATGGCACCGATAACACAAACAACGGCGTCGATTTTTACAACGCCGGGAGCGATGGCCGCAGTGCAGGGACACTGGCAGGGTCCGCAAGCGTCAGCCCGCGCCCAACTGGCGGCGGCGCAACTCTCGGTTCGAAATTCTACTTCATTGAAGACGGCAACACGCAAAAGCTGACGGTGTTCAACACCAGCAACTTTTCGCACAGCGGACAACTGACGCTCAATAATTGGCCCGGCACGCTTACATCCCGACACAACATCGGCGTCGGCACGGATGGCACAAGCCTGTACGTCGCGCGGTCGAGCAGCAACCGCCAGACTTTAGAGATTGCCAAGTATGACACCAATGGCAACCCCGCCCCATAAGGACGACCACCCCAGCGTGCTCCGTTAATGTCCATGCACTAGCCCACAGGAGCCACCCATGGACATCGAAAACCGCGTCGCCACCATCGAGGTGGAGAATAAAGAGATCCGACGCGAGCTTCAGGAATTGAAAGCGGACCACGACGACCTTCGCAAGATGGCCGTGGAGATTGCGACCATAAAGAAGGACATCGAGTTCATCCGCGACGGTCAGAGCCGCATGAACAACAACATAAACCGCGTCGTAGGCGCAGTTGGCTTCGCAATCGTCGCTCAGATCATGGCCTTCCTCCTCAACGGTGGCGCAGCCACCTTCATGCGGTGATCCCCATGCCTCAAACAGTCACTATACCCGCGTTCCAGTTCACCCGCCCACGCCGCTCCGTCAGCCGCGTGTTCATCCACTGCACCGCCAGCTCGCGTCCAGAGCACGACGACATCGAAGTGATCCGCGAGTGGCACCTCGACCGTGGCTTCGCCGATGTCGGGTATCACGCGATGATACACGAGGACGGCGGCATCAGTTGGGGTCGTAGCCTCGAGAAGATCCCTGCCGCACAGAAGGGCCACAACGATGGCTCCATCGCCATTGCCCTCCACGGTGGACAGGACGGCGCGAACGACTTCTCGCCCGAGCAGTACCAAGCCCTACTCAGCCTGTGCGAAGCCATCGACGACCAGTATGAGGACATCACCTTCCATGGCCACTGCGAGGTGGCCAACAAGGCATGTCCCGTCATCGACTACCGCACGCTCCTCAACCTTGGTCCCAAGGGCCACATGCTGCGCGTCCGGCCTCAACTCGCCGACAGCCGCACCATCCGCACGGGCCGCGCTGGCATGGCCACCTCCACTGTTGGCGCTGTTGGCCTGTCCGCTGCGACTGCGCTCGAGGTCGTGGACAATGCCCGTGAGACCGCATCCGAGGTGGGCGAGCACGCAAACTGGCTCGTCAGCCAACCCTTCTACGTCTGGCTCATCTTTGGCGCGATCATCCTGTTTGCCGCGCACACTCTGTACTTCAGCCGGATGAACTTCTTCCGCAAACAGGACCACGACAAAGGTTACAAGTAATTGAACTCTCGAGAAGCCACGGAGCTGGTTAAGGCGCTCGAAGAACTACGCGACAGCCAAGGATGGAAAGACCTCACTCGGATCATGAGGTCCGAGGCTGTCGAGGCCGCGCTCAAGCTCGGCGACAACCCGAACATGACGGCAAACCAAATGCATTTTTGCCGTGGAGCAATCGCCTCAACTAAGGCGCTGCTCAATCTCCCGGATGCTCGCATCCAACAACTTCACAACGAACTGGCCCTCATGGACGCTACGGCCTCCGCTCAATCGTCTCGCTAAGGCCGGACAAGGAAAAACAATGGCTAACGACATCGACCGGCTCGCCCAGATGGGCGGCCTCCCCGCACCAGAGCAACCCGCTCCAACTCCAACCGACACCCGCGAAGCTATTGAAGCTGCTGCTGCCCCAAACACCGAGGCAGACAAGGCCCAAGAGCCCGCCGCTGAACCCAGCGAGAACGAACAGATCTCGAAGATGTTCAGCATCAAGACCTCCTCTGGCAAAGAACGCCAACTCACCGAGGAGCAGATCGCCTCAACGCTGGACCGTTACCGCGATCTCAACTTCCGCAACATGCAGAACAAGCCGATCCTCTCAGCCGCAGAACAACTGATGGCTGAGCGAGGCATGACCCCCGAGCAGATCGGCGAGGCCATGATGGCCGTGGCCAAGGCTCAGGACCGCAACCCTGAGATGGGCCAGCAGTCTCAAGCGCCAAACCAACCCGGCCAAACCGAGAACCCGACCGCCGCCAACAGCCAGATCAGCGACGATATGCTGAAGCGCTGGGAGGAAGAGAACTCGGCCAGCCTGCCACCCGGCTACTCGGACATGCTCCGCAACCAATCGAACATGGCTGCGCAATTTGGCCAGATGAACGAGATACTTCCGCAGATCCTTCAGGCTGCACAGGGCGTCACGCAGGCAGCTCAGCGCACTGGTCAGAACCAGAACGCTGATCAAGCGCAGTTGATGAACCAGCAGCTCGCCATGAACCTCGACCGTGCTCAGAAGGAAGCCAACCTTCCTGACGACGCGGCCAACGACTTCATGACGTTCATCACCGAGCGGGACCACCTACTCGAAGAGCTCGTGGACCCCGATCTCGCTGTTCGGCTCGCCAAGGACTACGCGGCGATCCGCAACCAGCCAGAGATGGAGCAGCTTCGCCGCGCGAACCAGCGCCGCCAAGCCTTCACTGGCTCCATGGGTGGCGTGGCCACGTCCACTCCAGCCGAGCCACAGGCTCCCTCGACCATGGACAGCATGATCGACCAAGCGATGTCCAACCGCTTCGGCCAATAGGGACGACAACCAGTGCGGGCGTATGATTTAGATGCGCCCGTACTGCAATTCCCGGCGCTACGGCCCCATCAGGTAAGGCAGGACTACCCTCGAGACGGACAATCCTCGAGCCGATCCAAAACGTAACAGCCTTAACTAATGGAGTTTATCATGGCTGCAATTCAAGGCATGCGCGGGACCGGCGAGTTCGGAACCGACTTCCGCCCGAAAAACTACCGGGAGCTTTACACCCTCCTCGAGCCCAACGGAAACGCGCCCCTGAACGCAATGCTTGCAATGGGTTCGTCTTCCTCAACCAATGATCCTGAGTACAAGAACTTTCGCGATGCTCTGCCCGAGCGTCGTGTGACGGTTGCAAGCGGGATCGCTTCTGCTTCCGCAAACGACACTGAGTTTGTAATCTCCGGTGACGACGCCAAGTTTGTCGTCGCAGGGACCATCCTCATTTCGTCGGAAACCGGCGAGGTCATGCGTGTTGGTGCTGCTGCTGTAAGCGGCGCAGACATGTCTCTGACTAATGTTACTCGTAACATTGGCTCGACCGGCCTGACCACCGTGGATGGCAAGGAACTCTTCATCGCGGGCTACGCCGCGACTGAAGGCGACACTACCCCGACCCCAATATCGTTCGACGCGACTGTCGCAACGAACTACACGCAAATCTTCCGTACCGCATTCAGCGTGACTAACACTCTGAACGCGACTTACCTCCGTACCGGTAATAAGGAAGACGAGCAGCGCACCAAGGCGTTGAAGCTCCACATGAGCGACATCGAGCGCGCCATGATCTTCGGCAAAAAGTCCGAAACCAATGGCTCGACTTCTCAGCCTATGCGCACCACTGGCGGTCTGCTCGAAGCAATCTCCACCGTGAAAGACGGCACCGTAGATTACTCCAATGGCGTAATCACCGAGGCCGACTTTGACCTGCTGCTGATTGAAGAAATCTTCAAGTACGGCTCCAACCAGAAGATCGCGTTTGTCGGTCCTCGCGTTGCGAACCACCTTCAGCAGATCGGTAAGAACCGCTTCCAGCCAACTCAGGTGCAGGGCACTTACGGCGTCAACGTAACTCGTTACCAGACGTTCGCAGGGGACTTGCTTGTTCACCTCCACCCTCAGTTCCGGCAGTTGACCCACATGCGCGACAGCATGCTGGTCGTTGACTTCCCAGACCTCGAGTACCGCTACCTTGACGGTCGTGACACTCAGCTTCTGGAAAACCGCCAGAACAACGACGAAGACCTCGTGAAGCACGAGTACCTGTCGGAGTGTGGCCTCGAGCTGAAGCAGGATCTGACCCACGCCTACATCAAAAACTGGTCGGCCATCTCCGCGTAAGCGGGGACGACACGTCCACTCGCCGAATGGCAGAAAGGGGGCTGATGTAACAGCCCCCTTTTTTTTGTTGGGAATTAACATGTCCGAAAAAGCAACCAGCCGCGCGATGAAGGTTAAGGCTCCGACTGCCGAGCCTAAGCCAGCGCCAAAGCCAGCAGCCCCTGTGATCTTTGAGAGCCGTGGCGACGAAACCCACGAAATCGTCATCATGGGCCTACGATCTGGTCGTGTAGACCAAACTCGTCTGCAATGGACTGTTCCCGCCGCAGACGCCGACCGCTTCGCCAAGCACCACCATGTCGTGACTGGCCGAGTAGTCCGCCGTGGCTAACGACAGCTACAACCCCCAGCTCTCAGCGGCGGTCAACTCGCCACTCGAGACGCTCGCTCGCCAAGCGTTGCGCCGTTACGGCGACAACGCTGCTGGCGTTGTTGAGGCTGAAGCCCTGCTCATGTTCATTGAGCTGGCCAACTTGGTCGTGGACGACTTCCGTATGCACCCATACGGCACGTCACTCGACCACCTGATCGACTACTACCACTCGCTGCAAGATGCCCGTCAGATCCCCGACAACATCATGATCCAAGGGCTGCTCTTCCATTACAGCCTTCAGCAAGCCAGCGACCGAGCGCAGGTTTACACCGGCCTCTACTACCAGACCCTGAACCGCGAGATGCTCCGCCGTAAGGACGGCGTGAAGAGCTACAGCTTCATTCCAACCGATGGTGGCTCCTCGCCAGACGCTCGCACGTCCGACTTCAATTCGAGCACAGGCGCGCTTATCAATGACGACGAAAGTCAATAGCCGTACCCGTACTCGGTACGTCCCCTACCAGAACTTCACTGGCCTCGACAGCTCGCGTGACCTGTTCAACCAAGACGACGGCGAGCGGCAGGCGCTGCACGTCCTCGAGAACGCCTTTGCGGACTTCCGTGGCCAGATCGTGCGGGATGGCCCAGCCGAGTATCGCTTTGGCTCTCATCCGATCAAGCACGTCATCCACTACGACACCGACACCCTTGTCGCCGTCAGCGAGAAGGGTGACGGCCTGCATCTGGAAAGCGAGCAAGGCTTCAGCTTCGACTTCGTTTACCCGTCCTCCGCTATCGTCTCCAGCACGGTCTTCAACCGACAGATCATGCTGACAGCGCGCGGTCTCGCGCCCACTATCTTCGATGGCAACATCTTCCGTGCCTCCTCGAGCAGCGCTGCCACTGTGGCTCTGCCAGCCTTCTGCACCACTGTGCAGCAGCGCCTGTGTATTGCTGGCCTCGCAGCGAGTGACACGCAGATCATGATCAGCGCGGCCAACTCCATCGACACCTTCTTTGGCGACGAAGAGGTGGACAGCCAGAACCCGCTCCGCTCGGGCAACCTCGACATCGCAAACCTGCTCGGCACTGCTGACAAGATCACGGGCATCAGCTCATTTGAGACTGACAAGCTCTGCATCTTCACCAATGACCGCGCGTTTGTTTACAAACTGGACCCGGACATCACACTATGGGAGTTGCAAACGGAGGCTTCCGCCACTTATGGATGCGCAAGTCACAACACCATCGCAGAGGCGGGGTCCGACCTGCTGTACTGCTCTCGGTCGGGCATTCATGCGCTCCGTCGAGTGACGGACAACGGACTTCAGATAGCGTCGGTGAACCTGTCCGATCAAATCGACCAGATTTACCGTAGCCTCTTCAATAAAGTCACCGACCCACAGCAAATCACCGCCGTTTGGGATCAGGACGAGGGCCAGTACCACGTCTTCTTCCCCATTGCTGGCACCGGAGATTTCAACCGCCTGACCATGACCATCAACGGCGGAAGCGAGGGCATCCGCACCAGCTTCAGCACGGGCGAGTTCGTCAATGCCACCTGTGGCACCAGCCTTGGCGGCAACCTTGTCTTCGGCACCAAGCGAGGCGTCTATGACATCAACAAAATCGAGAGCAACGAAGGAGCTATGCCCTTCGTGCGCATTGAAACGCCAGTCCTGTGGATGGGAGAGCTCGACGGCACGAAACAAGCCAAGTCCATCACGCTGCAAGCATTCGGTGACGGAGAGCTCACCATCACCGCAATCGACGATCAAAACCGAGACAAGTGGCAGACCACGGTGATGCTGACCGATGAGGACGACGATGGCAGGCGAACTGTGCCACTACAGAGGCAGTATGAGCGCCCCATGTCGATCCGCTTCCGTGGGCTGCGCTTCAAGTTTGAATACAAAGGTACAGGGCTCTTCCGCATTATTGGTTTTGCGGTCGAGCTCGTTTAGGAGTTGCCATGAGCCGCCTGCGCCAACTACGAGCCTACGAGTACGGATCGAGCAGTGCGATCCAGACCGAGTTCGAGAGCATTGTCCGCTATCTCCAGAGCGCTGAGGTCGGCGGCCAAACGCTGTCCGAGACCATCAACAAGATCACCGACGACAACGGCAACCTGCAAAGCAACGTCGAACTGCGCAACGACGCCACTAATGGCATCCAGTACCGTGTTGGCGAGTACACTGACGCCGAAGCAGGCTGGACGACCATCATCTCCGCCGCTGACCTGCGTGGCCCGAGTGGCGTGGCAGTTGGCGAAATCGGTGCCCCGATCTTCAACAGCCGAGTGGACTACACGGTCGTTACTACCCTCAGCGACCCGGTCGATAACACCGAGATCCTCGCAGGTACTGCTGTACTGAACTACTCGCACCTCGAGAGCGACGAGCTGCTCGTGTACCGAGGCGGCATCCTGCTGCAAGAGGGCGGCGACTACACCACCGATGAAAATGGCAATGGCGGCACCGGCACCGTAACGCTGACCGCAGCCCACCTGACGGCGGGATCAGGCTCTGGCCCCATTACAACGGCTGATAACTTCACGATCTACAAGGTCCGCTCCACCGCCATCACCAACTTCCGCCGCCTTGATGCGACCAATGACACTGGCGCGGACTTGTCGTTCGTCAGCTTCGACCTCAGCGACAGCACTCAAATCCTCGTCTACGTCTCCGGTATCCTGTACCGAGAGCCAGACGACTACGCCCGTGACCCCATCAACGACCGCGTTGTCTTCACGGCCAACCAGCAAATCCAACCCGGCGCAAACTATACCATCATCACGGTTGAGGACGCGGACGTACAGACCGTGACCGGCATCATGATGGAAAGCGCCTTCACGGACATCACCACTGGCCTGATCCAGTTCAACAAGCTCGGCATCTCTGACGGAGCCATCACTCAGCCCAAGGTCCAGAACCTTCAGGCCGATCTCTCGGCTCGTGCCAAACTGTTTACCACCACGCCATCCGCAGCCGATCTGGCGAGCGGCATTGTTGACGACGCCTTCTACAAGCGCACGGTCAACAACGCGACCGAGGTCGTCTACTACGATGGCACCAGCAGTATTGTCCTCAACCCATCCACCAGTCTGCCGACAGCGTCCGATACGGATGTGAACAAGGTTGTCACCGTGGACAGCGCCGGTTCATACGTCCTGTCTTATGTGGACCTGAGTGGCGTCGTCATAGACGATCACAAGAACGCAGCAAACGGCGTGGCTGCACTCGACGACAACGCCAAGATCGTCAAAGACCAGTACGCCATGTCTGGCGACAACAGCCTGTTGAGCAGGTTCTCAGGCTCGCCGCACATTGAGTTCTTTTACGACCCACAGCAGGGCAGCGATCCACCAACCTCTGCGATAATCCCCCCCGGCGACTACCGTGTGGAGCGGTTCTACGGCCAGAACTTTAAGATCACCGGCTTGGAGATCCGATGCAGCGGTGGCTCTGGCAACATCCGCCTTAAAAAATCCGGTGCGGTTGTGGGCGACACCCACACCGTAGACATCGCCGCTGACCCGAGCGGAGCTGGCAATGGCGTTCGCCGCGTGTCGCTGGGCTCCGGCTTCATTGGCATGGACAGCCGAGTGAACAGCATCCTGCTGGAAGTGGAAGTCACCCTCTCGACCAACCTGACCGCACTTGAGGTCATCTTCCAAACCGAGCTGTTGGAGAATGCGTAATGAGCAGCTTCCTCAAGCAACTCGGCTTTCAGCAGAAGGGTAACTTCCAGACGAACCCTTCGTCAGGGGCGACCATCTACCGTAGCGGGTCTGGTCAGCAGATGTACTCGGCCCCATGGATGCAGAGCCCGCAAGTTTTCAATGGCAACTTCGCCAGCCAAGCGGGCCTACGTCCGCCACAGGCCAGCACTCCTGCGCAGAACAACAGCTACAGTAACGCGAACAGCGGCATCACTGTGACTGGCGGCAACACTCAGCCAACCTCGCAGCCCGCACCACAGCCAACTGTCTCTCAGCCCGCCGCCCCAGCATTCGACATGGCGGCGTTTCTTCAGGCGCAGCAGGACGCACAGAACGCCGCCGCAGAGCGTGCCGAGCAGCAGGCTCAGCAGCGCCTTGAGCAAGAGTTGCGCGGGCAGGCAGGCATGCTGTCCGGCATGTCGGCTGGCTTTGGCATCAACGACACCTCGCAGATTAACGCTGCCCTTGGTCAGCTCCGTGGCCTACAGGGGCAAGCCGCCGCGTCCGGCGTCTCCCTACCGGACGTGGCGTCCTCTATCTCGCAGCTTGAGGGCCTCCTCTCGCAGCGAACCGCCGAGCAAGGTCGCTACCAAGACTTCGTGAACCAGTTCAACACTGCCGTTCGCCAAGCTGGGAACTACGGCGTCAACGACGTGGACGCGATCAACTCGGCGATGCAGCAGTTCCAAGACTACCAGTCTGGCGCTACCGGCTTCAGCTCGCCACTCAACGTGGACACCTCGTTCGTGGCCCCTCGTTCGCAATCTGCAATGGATCAGCTCCAGCGCACACTTGACGAGCGTGAGCGTCAACTCGGCGTCGTCTCCGACACTCGCGCCCAACTCGAGGACTTCATCGGCAACTTCGGTGACGCCTACAACGCCGTAGACTTCCGCAACGCCGACCAGATCAGCGCCCTCGAGCGCGGCCTTGACCCGATTACCACCGGCACCATCGACGGCATCGACGTTGATTTCGACTTCTCCGACCTCGCTGGCCAGACCGCTGGGTTTACCGACATGATCGGCAACCTGCGTGAGCGCCGAGGCCGCGAACTCGACACCTTCGGCGGCGACGTTACCGACTTCTCGACCTCGCTGGGCGGCATCGACGCCGAGGGCGACGACTTCAGCGCCAACCAAGTGTACGGCGCACGCGATGACTTCCTTGGCCTCCAGCGCGAGCTCGGCAACTTTGGCTCCGGCGACCGCGTGAACGCCTTCCGTGAGCAGCTCTTCGGCCTCGACGAGCAGTACGCTGGCCTGAGCGACGCACTGCGCGACCGCCAAGAGGGCGTAGAGGGCAACGCTCAGGCGTTCGTGGACAGCCTCATGGGTGGCCAGTTCACCGACATTAACCAGCTCTCCGCCGAGGAAGCACGCCTCGCCGAGCTGCGCGCAAACCGTGCCCGGTTCGACGCCTTCCAGTCCGATGACGAGCTCAGCCGAGCCCAGCAGTTCCTTGGTGACACACGAAGCCGCCTGCAAGCTGAAGCCCTTGCGCGTCAGCAGCAGGCAGAGCGTGACCGCATGTTGGGCGGAAGCACTGTAATGACGCCAGCGTTCGCGCGTCAGTTCATGAATGACGCCGAGTATCAGGCATTCCTCGCCTCGCTCGAGCAGGCCCGAGAAGGTCAGGACAGCGGCGCACGAGCGACCGCTTTCGCCCGCAGTCTCGGGTTAGCGTAAGGAGACGATCATGCCCATTGGCTGGGGTGCACTCATCACTGCGGGGCTTCAAGCAGCCCCCTCCATCATTGGCGGTATCAGTGCCCTCCGACAGGGGCGGCAAGCCGAAACTCGTGCCGAACAGGATTACGCTGCCCAGCAGGCCCGCACTCGGCAGATTGACGACATGGCTCGTCAGCAGATGCGCCTATTCGATATGGAGTACGCTGCCCGCGAAGAGCAGCGCGACTACTACCGCAACATGGACGAGATCAACCGCGCCATTCTCCAGAATGAGCGCGACTTCGACATGCAGCGGATGTTGCGCACCGACGCGCAACTCGCTTCCGAGCGCGACTTCTATATCAACCGTCAGATGGACCTCGACCGTGACGCCGCTGCCGAGCGTGCGCGTCAGCTTCAGCAGCTCATCAACAACCAGATGCTGGCTGCCTCCGAGCGGGACGTGGCTCTCGATGAGCTGAAGCGCGCCCAAGAAATCGCCGCTGGCGAGCGTGAGACGGACCTTCGCAACTTCCACGAGGCGCAGTTCCAAGCCCGTGCCGAACGTCAGTTCGCCATTGAGCAGATGGAGCAGAAGCGTGCGACTGCCCGAGCCGAACGTGACTTCGAGCTGGAGCGCCGCAACGAGCTTGAGAACCGCCTGACCGACTACGGCGCTGCCATGGCCCAACTCCAAGAGAGCTTTGGCCCTGCGCGCCGTATGCGCGAGCTGACTGACGCCGACATCGACCGTGAAGTAGGCCGCCGCCGTGACCTCGTGAGCAGCGCTTACGACCGCGTGATCGACCGTGTATCCGGCACCAACGAGGCCGACCTGATGCGCCGAGGCATTCAGGGCACCGATCCGGGCGACACCCGCGCACGTATTGCGGCACGTCTCGCCGACGATCTGGCGATGCAGCAGATGGCCGCCGAGGACAGCGCGATCAACTACCTGAGCAACGAGCAGAACCTCATGCTCAGCAATATTCAGGGTGATTATGCGACCCGCGACATGGCCTACCGCGATATGACCGCAGGCCAACTCGCAGGCTTCAACGAGTTCGCTGGCCTACTCAACTCGACGCCGTCCGCCAACAACTACAACCTCGATGTGGGCATTGGCTCCGCCGTGTACGACCGAGGCATACAGTCCGCCAACCAGTATCAGGCCCCACTCGCAGTCAACTCGGCGATCTACGATCAGGCCATCGGCTCCAGCTTCGGCCAAACGCTGGGCCTGCCATCCGCCGTCAACAATCAGCAGCTTCGCAGCGCCGCACTCATGGGCCCATTCGGCTCAACCAGCTTTGCTGATGCGTCCTACCTCGAGGCTGCAAACCAGAACCTGAACAACCTGCTGTCTTTTTCCAACCAGCAGTACGAGAACAACCAAAACATGGCGCAGGCAGCCGATAAGTCGCTCGGCACAAACATCTCGAGCGGGCTTGGCATAGTCGAGGGTCTACTGCCTAAAATGTTCCCCGGTACGTTCGGCGGGTATGGCAATGCGCCAGCCGGAACACTGGTCCCCAATTTCTGGAGCAAATAAATGTTCGGCGTAGGATTTACCCAAGGGTTTCAGGAAGGGCGGGAACGCACTCGCAACCGCCGCGCCAAGGTGTTCGACGCTTTCCAACGGTGGAAGGCCGACAACCCCTACGCGACTGCTGCTGACTTCCAGAACGCTGTTCGTGCCATTGGTGGTGGCGACCTGACGGTAGCCAACTCGCTCCCCGGCCAGCAGGCTATCCAGCGCATGGCCTCCGAAAACCAGCGGAGAAAGCAGGAAGACGACCTCCGAAAGAAGCGCGCCGCCATCAGCGAACAGCTTCAAATGCAGAACACGATGCTTGGCCTCGTCAGCAACGCCGTGCAGATGTACGGCGATAAGGTTGACGCCAACATGCTGTCTAAGCAGTTCGGCGTCCCTGCCGACATGATCCAGCCTGCACTCGACCAAGCACAAGCCAAGGCCGCACAGGCAAAGGCCGAGAAGGACCAAGCTGCTCAGCTCAAGGCGCTCGAGATTTACACCTCTACTGCAAACAACCTGATCGCTAATGGCAGCACGCCAGAGCAGGCCGCAGCAGCGGGACAAGCGGCATCCAACCGCTATCTCAAGGCGGCAGGTGTGGATGTAAGCCTTGGCAATGTCGGTGCCCCCAGCCAGTTCGCCTCAAACATCGACGCGGCTAACGCCGATCTGCAAGCGCAGTACGATGCGCGCGTCGCGAAAGAGGCGCGGGACGCGGCAAACTCCATTCGCACTCTGTTCGGTAGCAACGCTTCGTTACAAGACCTCCTGATCAACGACGAACAAGAGGCGATCAACGCAGCCTTTGCGTTCGCTGGGCTCGATCTGGACGACGATGTGGCGGCGGCTGTCCGCGCTGATCTTGAGGGGACCATCGGTGAGATGTCTCGTCAAATCCGTGAGCAGCGGGACAATGCGGCGGTGCAGACCATCACGCCGCTGTTCGAGAGCGCGCTAGACGCTGACCCGAACTCTGTCGTTGACCCACAGGCCGCCGCTGAGGCCGCAGTTAATGCAGCCGTGGCCCAAGGCATGCCCGTAGAGGTCGCTGAGGCGGCAATGCAAACCGCACTGAGCAATACCGAGCCGTCTCGCGCTGAAGAATACAACCGGCAGTACCAACCCGCCGACCCAGCCGACGTAATCAATGCAGCGATTGCAGGGCGAGCTCAGGCGGCTGGCGAAATCGTTGCTGCCATGACTGGCAAGCCGAACCAAAACGGCGTCACAATGTTCGGCACTGAACCTGTCATCACCGGAACCCTCGACCCCGCCCTCATTGCGGACGCCCTTTCGGACATCGACTACGACAGCCCCGCGCAGGCGCAAGACATAGCCACGTTCATGGCGAAGACCATGATGGATATGAAAGGTGGCAAGAACGGCGTCACGGCCACCAAAGACGAGTTGGTAAAAGCTGCAACGGAAGAGTTCGGCGTCGCTACGTTCAGTGGCTACCTCGCAGGGGAGCGGGACACCCTTCTGATGGAGATTGATGACGACTTCGCCAGCACTGCTGAGCTGATCAAGGTAGATTTCGAGCGTCAGGAAGCCATCGACCAAAACTATGGTGATCTCGACATCACTCGAGCCGGAATTGCAGAAGCCTCGGTCGGCACGAGATCGGAACGGCAAGCAGCGTTGGGGCCAATTCAGGCTGCACTGCGCGATATGATCGCTCAGGCGCGCGCTTACCAAAGAGCCTTTGCGCAAGGGCGCGTAGGCATTGGCAACATGACGGGCGTTGATCCGCAGGCAAGACTTGCCTTTGGAGTAGAGCTTGACCGCGAGGCGTTCGCCGCAGCTATCCAACAACGCATTGATGAACTTGAAGACCGTTATCTCCTGACGGAGCAGGCCATGGCCTCAAACAGCAGTGTGGTCAACACAGCCGACGCTGGCCTAAACCCACGCCGCATGGGTGACGCAAAGCCTATCACCAGCTTTATTACTGTTGGCGGGCGAGGTCGGGCCACTGGCAAGCATGTATCCTTCACCGAAGCAATCAATGCTGGGCCAGAGGCGCGCAAGCTGTTCGAGGACAGCATCACCGCTACGTTCGAGGCCAACGGGCAAAGGGTAGGCAATGCCTTGGGTCTTGCTGAAGGTGCGCCAACGATTTATGCAGCAGTCATGGCCGCCGTACCTGATGAGCGAGTGGTCACTGCCTTGGCGCAGGGCCTTGAAGCGTTCGACTATTTCCATGCAGCGGCACCACGAGGCCGGTCCAACTCGCAGACTAATGGCCGCTACACCTCGCTTGCCGCACAGCTCGAGCTTCCCGACAGCGACAAGAGCGGCGTAGTAGATCGCGCTGTTAGAGACCAGCACGCCCAATACTTCGCCCTGTCATGGTTCAGAGACGCCATTGCAGGCATGGACGAAAGCCAGCAGGACGCTCTCATTGACGACTTCATCAAGATACTCGAGGCCCTAGACCGAGGAAGCATGGAAGGCGCATCGCCTAATCTCCATGGCTTGATCACGCTGGATCTGCCGAGGCTGCGCGAGAGCGCTTTCTGATCGGGACGACTGAGCGCCTAAAACCATGGCACTGAATAACGACAACCAGTTATTCAGAGGCACGCCATGGCTTTCGGCTCTCGTTCCGGTTCTGCTACCAGCAGCACCCCTTCTTATGCTCGCGATATGGACGGCACTTCGCTGCTGCGAAACCCGTCATTCCTTGCTGACCTTCGTGACTACTACGGCAAGCGCGGCGTCTACATCGACGACGACTACGAGCTAGTCCGCCGCTTCCACCGTGACCAGACGTTCATGGGTATGAACACGCTGGGCGGTATCGGCGGTATCCTGAAGGCCAAGTCAGCCAGCAAAGAGAACCGAGCACAGCAGCGCCGCCTCCGTGACGCCTACCAAAAGCTGCCCATGTTTTTTGAGGATGGCGGCGTAGGCGCGGGCATTGCGACGGGCAACATTGCTGGCTCGCTGGTCCTCGACCCACTGAACCTTGTCGGCTTCGGCGCTGGTGCAGCGGCAGGCGCAGCAGGCCGAGTGGCCAAGGCAGGCGGTACTGCCGCAATGGCCGCGCGCTCTGCCGCTCGGGCTGGCGCGGTGCGTGGTGCCGTAGCCGAGGGCGTTGTAGGTGCAGGCTCAGAGGCCGTCATGTCCGGCATCCAGCAGGGCATCGACCTCGAGTTGGGCCTGCAAGACAACTTCTCCATGGGCCGTCTGGCATTCGACGCAGCCGCAGGTGGCGTCATGGGCGGCACACTCGGCGCTGGGTTTGGTGCAGTCGGTGGCGTAGTTGGCGCTCTCAAAGCCCACCGTCCAGCTCGTATCGCTGCGATGCAGAACCTCGACTACACCCCCGAGCAAATCTCCGCCCTGAGCGACGACCAGATCACGGACATCCTGCGCCAAGCAGGCATGAAGCCCGAGGAGATCGACAAGGCTGGCGCAGCCATGGACGCCGCTACTGGCCCGACGCAGCCCGAGCAGGCAACCGCGACTTTTGGCGGTGAGTTCGGTGGCTCTCGTGACCCCGCCCTAGATCGCGACCTCTCCAGCCCTGTGGCTGAGGGTGAGGGCGCGCAACTTGGCGGCATGGACCCATACACCCAGCGCGGCTACCGCTCGCTGATTGTCAACCTGAACGATGAGGAGCTTGCCAGTGCCAAAGCCAACGCTGTTGCAGAACGCCGAGAGATCGAGGCAGATAAAGCCGCCGACCCGGACTATGCACCAGAGGACGCCGAAGCCGACAACGCAGCCCTCAATCGCGCCATTGACGAAGAAATTGCTCGCCGTGCCGCCGAGCAACCAAAGGCAGAGGAAGCACCTGCCGATGGGGCACCGGCACAAGAGGGAGCAGAAACTGCTGATACCGCAGACGAAGCTCCTGTAGCCCCCAAAATCCGCATCCACCCGTCCACGCGCAAGCTGGCCGAGGACAACGGCGTAGACGTGGAGACTGTCTTTGCCGGACAGAAGCGGGTCAACAAGAAGCAGGTCCAAGACTACATCGCCGCTCGTGACGCCGAGCAGACGGCGAGTAACCCCATGATGGTTGAGGCTGAGGCCAGCCTGTCTCGCACCGTGGCCGACATCGAGACCGCTGGTGGTGACGTAACCAACCAGAAGGAAGTCTTCGCCGAGCTCGAACGTCTCATCGAGGACGAGGAGCTGCGTCGCATGGCGCAGACCCTCTACAAAGAAAGCCGTGAGTTCACTCAGAGGAGCGTCCGTCGCGAAGCCCCTGCTGCCCCAGCTCAGGGCGCGTCTCTCGACCGCGTTCAGAAGATGCGGGTTGCCAACAAAAAAGCCGACCTCATCGAGAACGACCCGAACATGTCGGAAGCTGAGGCCGAGCGCATTGCCACTGCATCAGTGCTTGGTACCAAGGCCGAGGAAGTTCCGAGCAACTTCGGCGAAAGCCGACGCGGCTCCAGCGCTGCACGCGCTGAGCGCGAGCTGGCCGAGGGGCCAGTAACCACGGGCCAGACCATCCAGCCTCGCACTGATGTGCGCACGGGCGAGCGCTACTACTCCACTCGCGTCTCGAAGATCCTGCGCCGTGGCTTCAGCGTAGGCGATGGCCGCACCGTCACCGACCGTAACCTTGTGCCCACTCGTGGCGACATGCCGCGCGAGGAGGCTGTCGCTCGCGCCAAGATGAACGCCGAGAACGGCACTGGCCCGACCTTGGTCAGCTTCACTGCCAAGGTGTCCACCCGCGCTCAGAACGGCAAGATCATCGAGCGAGGCGAGACTGGCTACGCAGATGGCGTGTCCGGCAAAATCTTCGCATCTAAGGGCGACTACGAAGCGGCGACCGGGCGCAGCACACTTGATGCTGGCCTGAGTGAGCGCATGCTGATCGAGGCAGACTACCAGAGCGGCAACATCTCCGCCGCTGAAGCTGCCCGCCTGATCGGCCAGCACGAGGCCAACGAGACCGCAGGTACGTTCAACTCTCTGCACTCGATCCCCGCCACCAAGGGCAACCTCGTCGCTGCCATCCGCTACAAACCCGGCGGCATCTCCGAGCCCGTCCGCATTCTGTCTCCAGCACAGGCGGCAGCAGGTAGAGGCGTCCGCCCAATGCTGGCTAAGACGGGTGGCCCGGAGAGCAACCCAGCAAATTGGGAGCTGGCCTACGTCGTCCGCCCGACCGAGGGCGGGCAGAAGGCGAAGGCTGCTGCCTTCGACGCAGCAAAAATTGAGGGCACCGTCGAACAGGTAGCCATCACGCCGCGAGCAGACGGCACCGAGGAAGGCGGCCCACCAGCCCTGAACGACATCGCTGAGATCACAGCCCCACTCAGCCCGGAGCAAGAGGCCCGACTGCTCGAGCTGGCTAGTCGTGCTCCACACGAACGTATGGCTTTCTCCATGGCGTTGGGGAGGAACCCGACTTACGGCCTGATCTGGCAGCTCCTGAGCTCGTTTCACAACCCACCTTGGCCAAGGACCGAGGCTGAGCTGGACGTGTTTCTCGAAGCGCTTGCCGAAGGGAGCCGACTGCAATCGGAGCTGTTCCCTCGTGGCGTGAAAATGCCCGAGATCGAGCGGACAAAAGCGATTGAGGAGCTGGAAAATGCGCTCGGCAAGCTCGATGGAGCAGACCTCAAGCTGGTAACAGCGCTGTTCGACGGCATGCAAACTGGCGGTGCTCCGCGCGTAGCGCGGTTTGACGGGCCGGTCTATTGGGGCCGCACAGAGAAAGGCGAAATTTCCTTAGTTGGGATGCCGGACCTCAGCGTAGAAGACGCAATAGACGCGGATTATTCGTTGCGTGCCAGAGGCCCGATCTTTGTCCACGAAGCCATGCACTGGCTGTATCGCCACGGCATGACAGCCAAAGAGCGTCAACTGTTCTGGGAAAGCACCCGCAAGTTCTACAAAGACGGCACGCTCGACATGGCCGAGCTGAAGAAGAAAGTGCCGGGTCCGGGGACGGCAAGGAACAAGCTCGACAGTCCGCAGGAATACTTCGCCAATCAGGGCATGATGTACTTCACGCAGCGTGAGGCCACCCCTGAGATGGTGGACTTCTGGCAGAAGATGGGTGAGCGCATCAAGCAGTTCATCAAGGGGATCATGGACCCGAACCGTGTGGACGACGAGCTCCGTCCATTGTTCGCGCGCCTACTGAGCGACCCCGAAGGCGAGCGCCACCGCCTCAGCCGTTTCTCCGAGCCGCGTCGTGACGAAGGTGTCCACATCTTCAAGCGCTTCACCGAGCAGGGTGAAATCGACCAGAGAATGCGGGCGGCGATAATAGCGGGTGACGATGCCAGCATCCTGTCCTCCGCTCAGGATCTGCTTGGCTACCTCAACTCGATTGGCATGAGCCGTAAAGAGGCCGAGTTCATCGCTCGCCGACAGAACGTCAAGCCGCGCACCACTGGCGTTTTCTACCCGGTCAAGAGCCAGTACCTGCAAATCCGCGTCATGCGTGAGAAGCTGTACGAGATCATCTCGGGCAACAGCGCCGAACACTTTGACGATGGCGTATACACCGATCTGGGCCCCGGCTTCCAGATCGAAGGCGGCATGGAGAAGGGCGACGAGCTGATGGCCCTGTACTTTGAGGAAGGCGGGATCAAAGAGTTGCTGGTCAAGATCGACGACCTGTACTCCTCGCAGTACGAAATCGTCGAGCGTGGCCAACTCAACCGTCTTCAGAAGCGCGGCAAGACCTCACTGTCTGCCGAGGCCACCGCCGAAACTCGTCGTCAACTCGCCCGCGCCGACGCACGGCTGGACCGTCAGCTTGCGCTGATCCAGCGGCTTGAGAGCAACGACACCAGCATGGGTGAAGCACTGCTCGACCAAGACGCCGTCATCGACGCCACTATGGACGGCGACGTAACTGTCTCCAGCATCCGCACCGTCCGTGAAATGATGGCCAAGGCCCATGAGCTCCGCAACGAGCCAGATGGCCGGGTCATTGCCCACCTTGTTGGTCGCCGCCTGCGGGCTGGCAAGCTCGATCTCCCGGCATCTGCTGCGGACGACGAGCTGCTGCAAATTGTCCGTGACATGGAAACCACCGATCTGGCCGACACCGCGTTCGACCTGCTGCGCAGTGAGCCATCAGCGGACACGTTCACAGATGACACGCTTGTTGCTGTCATGGCCGAACTTAAAAACCGGATCGACATCTCGGAGGGTATCGCCCCCGAAAATCCGTTTGTGCCAGACCCAATCGACCTTGGTCTGGTCAACCACTTCGGTACGCGCCCATCCGTCCGTCGTCTTCAGATGCGGATGGACATCCGAGGCGAGGGCGCAGAAGACCTGCGCACTATGTTCGGTCGCCTGCTGAACCTGCGTGGCAAGGGCTCCGCTGAAGCTGGCGACGCCAATCTGCCGATGGAAAGTGACGCCGCTGCAATCTCGGGGCAGCCCATCTCCACTGCCGATGCGCCCCTGCTGGAGACCAGCCTCCAGTTCAGAGAGTTGCGCAGTGCATTGCGCGGCGTCACCACCCGTCTACTACGCGGCGACGACAAGGCAATGGCAGAGCTCGCCGGTATGGCAACTCGAGCTGCACTGTCACCCAGAGAGCGCGATCTAATCGCTCAACTCGGCGACGACATCGGCGAGACCGTAGCCAAGCGCCTGCGCGGTGAACGCACTGGCCTCAACGAGCTGCCCAACCGTAGTGAGGTAAGCGACGCTTTACAACGCGCACAGGAAGCCACGGCCTACACGATCAACGGTATCGTCAAGGACAGCGGCATGCGCCAGCGCTACTGGCGCGCGCACATCTACGGCGACATGGACACGCCGATGGCCAACAAGCCACACGCTGACGTGTTCGACCCGAAGAAGCCAGTGCCGCCATCCATCGCAGCCGAAGTGGCCAGCGAAGTTATGGACGCTGGTGGCCTCCGCCTGCGTCGAGGCGTCAACGCCTTCACTCGTGGCACGGTCGGCGAGGGACAGGTCTTCTACGCTCAGACCCCCGACGGCTCTCCAAACAACACTGGCGGCGTTGCCTCCGGCGGCCCTGCCGGTGCAGCCGTCTACGTCTCCGCTGCTCCCGGCGGCGTACCTCAGCGCCGCAACATGGCCAAGGCTGTGAAGCCTGAGCTCACAGCCGAGTTGAACAGCCGCCTTGCTGCGCTCGAAGAGCAACTCTCTGCCGTGCGTGCTGCCATCGCCGATGGTGGGCCGCACGTTGCCATCCGCAAGGCAGAGCGAGCCAAGCTGCTGAAGTACATCTCGGCAGTGCGGGGCGCTCTGGCTGAGAACAACACGCCAGCCTCGAGCGTTACGCCGGTTGTCATCGCTGCACGCAGCCTTGCCGACCTCACAGAGAGTGCGCGCTACAATGTGGCCCAAGGCTTGCCAGTAGCGATCAGCGACTACCTTGGCCGCACCAACTCCAGTGCAGCGCAGTCCTTCCGGGCTGACATGATCGGCAAGACCGACCTGACGGGTGCCGAGCTGATGGACATCCTGTCTGGCTCAGTCGGCCCAGCTCGTATGGCGCAGATGTTCCGAGGTATGGGCTACGACGGTGTTCAGTTCCGCCGAGGTGCCTCCGACGAGATCGCTCTGTACCGCACCGAGCAAGTCAGTGCTCTCACCAACCCAGCCCTCACCATGCCAGAGATGGCCATGCCGACCGATACGCAGCCGCGTATCTACGACAGCATGGGCGATCAGATGGTCATGGCCATGAGCGGTGAGCGCCCCGACCCCG